GGGTGGTTCATGCCGGATAGCTATGGTATGTTCCAAGCACAAGTAGAGCAGGCGTATCTGGAGTATGCGGATACCCTTGGGTATTGGACGGAGGAATGACCATGTATGTAGAGAATATCATCCGTGACCTTAACGACCTGATCTTTGACGTTAAGGCAGCAGGGGTTAGGGCCTACGAGAACAGGCGTGACGCAGAAAGAAGCTTGTCTAATGCAGTTTATGAGGAGGACAAGAACATTCGCAAAGCGTATGATAAGGCTTCTGATAGCCTAGTCGATGCGTCCTCTGCTCTTGAAAGTGCTAACGATGACTTCTTGAACATCGAACAGATGTTGCGTAAGATCATCGAAGATATCCAGATGGAAACCCTAAGTGCAAAGGTGCAAGGCAAATGAAATCCGCATCAGAAGACCTATACAAAGCTAATCTTACTTCTCTGTCGTTTGTGCGGGGTAACCTACGCCGTGCCGTAGAGGAAGCAGAATGGCTAGGGGATGATGAACGTCTGGCCAGCCTTGAGGTAGAGCTTGAAATGGTAGAGGGTAAGATCGCCAAGGGACAACTCTACGAACCTAACTGGTGACGACACATGGGAAGCATAGTCTACACGGCCCTTGTCCTTCTTCTTGTCGTCAACCTACATGTGATAATTCCGCCACTGTTTCTTGTCGTAAGAAGTCTAGTGAAGAATAGTGGTTGACGGATCAAAGAATGTCAGTATGCTAGGGCCGTGCCCCTGCGCGGGGTATATATACACTATAGTATACCTCTACGTCCCTCCTCTAGCCAACGTGAGGCAACCTGATGCAAGAGAATCTTTCTAGACTACCGTGCCCCTACGTTGACTGCGGTAGTAGTGATGCGTTCAGTTGGAACCCAAGTAAGGGTTGCGGTAAGTGCCACTCATGTGATAATGGCTACCCCAGTAGGAAGCCTACCTTTGATTGGGCCAATGAAGAATACCCTACGGAATGGAACCTTAAGGAGAACGTCATGCAAACACCGACACCTACCAACCTATCTGTCGTTAAAGAGGAATACTTGACGCCCGTCTATCGGACCATGCGTTCGATCAGCGACAAGACCATGCAATTCTATTCCGTGAAGACCTACGTCAATGCTGACGGTGAGAGCATCCGACAGGAGTACGTTTACCCCTCTGGTGGTAAGAAGTTCAGGACATTGCCTAAGTCTTTCCGTGTGGAAAACTTCAAGAGCGATGAGCTATTCGGTATGGATAAGTTCAATGCAGGCTGTGCTAAGGCTGTCGTTATCACCGAGGGTGAGCTTGACGCTATGTCTGCCTACCAGATGCTAGGGGACAAGGTTCCTTGCGTCTCTATGCCCTCTGCTACGCCTAGCCAGAAGCTCTTCGAGAAGTGCCGCGATTGGTTGGATAGCTTCGAGAAGATTTATGTGTCGTTTGATAGCGACATGAAGGCTGAGCCTGTAGCGCAGAAGCTTGCTAACCTCTTCCCCAATCGTGTCTACGCTATCCCTCACGACAAGTATAAGGATGCCAATGAGTTCCTTGAGGCTGGTGCCAAGGAGAGCTATCGCAATGCCTTCCAGCAAGCGCGTAAGTATATCCCTGACAACATCTTCAATACGACAGAGCAATTCCTGTCCATCCTGCACGACGATGATGATAGTAGTTACACCACTACTGGTATCCAATCGCTTGACGACGTGATCCTTGGCCTCATGCGTGGGCACTTCACAGTGTTCCAAGCACCCGAGGGTATCGGTAAGACAGAGTTCATGCGCTACTTGGAATACTCCATGCTCACAACGACAGATGATGTTAAGATCGCGATCTGCCATATGGAAGAGGTCAAGAAGCGTTCCCTCTTGGGTCTTGCGTCATATGCCTTGAAGAAGAATGTGACCCGTAAGGACTTGATTACGAACCAGACCGAGGTGGATAAGGCTATCGCTACGATCTCTGCTGATGAGCGTCTGTATCAGTTTACTCTCGGTGTTGACGAAGACCCTCTGGAAATTCTTGAGCGTATCCGTTTCCTCACTGAGGCATGTGGCGTCCACTACATCTTCTTCGAGCCTATCCAAGACCTTGCGTATAGCCGCCAAGGGGATGAAAGCGTAGAGCAATTCCTGAGCCAGTTGTCCACCAAGCTTGCACGTCTCTCCGCTGAGCTTAACGTAGGGATCGTGACCATTGCCCATGAGAATGATGATGGGGCTATCCGTGACTGCCGCATGATTGGTAAACGAGCATCTGTCGTTATCAAACTGGAGCGTGACAAGATGGCTAAGGATGATGAGAGCCGCAACACTACTAAACTTCTTGTCGTTAAAAATAGACCGACAGGCTCCACAGGCTACGCAGGACAGATGTTCTTCGATAGTGAAACGTTCACCCTCTCGGAGAAGTTTATGTAATGGAATACTCAGGAATGCTAATGCCCACGATCTGGGCCGTTATCTACACGCTGGGTGCCTACCTCTACTACTGGCACGTCAAGACCATCGTCCACTTTGCAGGTGAGGATAACGTAGAGTATAGTGACTTTAAGATGCTCAGGAACAGCGCCATCTGGCCTTTACAGGTAATCGAAATCATGTTCTACCATGCGACATACAAAGAGGAGGGTGATGAATGACCCTAGACATGACCAACAACCGAGTTCCTTACGGCCTGCTGACCGACGAGGAAAAGGCCGCGCTGGAAGCACATGAGAAGGCTGGTGGGGAGTTTTCATATATAGGCGGCGGTGGGCGTCGGTATCTAAGCAAAACTTGGCGTATCAACAGTATCGTGCGCGCCGTCCCCCTGCCGGAGAAGACCCAAGACGTGATCGCATGGGATCGACTGCCCGATTGGGTTGAGTGGGTGGAAAGGGACGCTCTAGAACGTGTGTTCGCCCTTGATAAAGACGGATCGGCCCGCCGCATCGACGACTTCCCCGGCATCGTGCAGATCGGGACAGTGGATTGGAAAGACAGCAAACAACGGAGGCCACGGGGATGAGTGAACTTCCAGTAGACTATAGGTTACTTTCGCCCATCGAAAGGCGGGCTGTCCGAGAGGAGTATACCAAGTTGCAAGGTGGGAAGTGTAAGCACTGTGGAGAAAGCCTAGATGGGCAGGCTTCCAAAGAAATGCTTGCCAAAAAGATCAACCGCAGACTGTTCCCAAAAACATTCTTTCAATACCCGGTCCACCTTCACCATTGCCACGTTACGGGAAACACCATCGGGGCTGTCCACAACCAATGCAACGCCGTGCTTTGGCAATACCATGGAGAATAAAATGACAAAGGGGGCCAAGGAAATGACTGACGACGATCTGGTGAAGCGACTAGATAACCTTTGGGCTATGCTTGAAGAAGACGGGCACTATGTAAAAGCTAACACCGTGACGTTGGCAAAAGAACGTATCGAAGCCCTGACCGCCAAGGTCAAACTTATGGATGACCTCGACGTTATCAACGGGGAGAAGATCGAAGCCCTGACCAAGGAGCGTGATGAAGCCCTAAACCAATGGGACAGCGCAAGGCACAGCGTTGATGTGTTGGAGAAGCGGGTGGCCTTCGTGGAAGAGGAACGCAGAAAAACTTTCCAAGCATTGCTCAAAGTGACGAAGATACATGATGATGTCGAAACCAAACTGGCGAAGGCGGTGGAGGGACTGCGGTATTACGCTGTTGAGGCAATGCCGTGGGATGCCGATGACAGTCTTATTGCCCGCATCGCGCTGGCCGAGATTGAGGGAGAGAAGGAATGACTGACGAAGATTTCGAAGGAATCATCGAAGACCTTGAAGCGAAGCTGGCGAAGGCCGTCAGGGGTCTTAATGCAATCTGTGTTTGGGGTGAGGACACGTATGCAAGAGATATGGCCCGCACCACGCTGGCAGAGATTGAGGGAAAGACGCCCTACGGGCTAGAGGGAGAGAAGACATGAGGTACACCACACTACCCTACGACTATGCAAGGTGCATCAGCAAGGACTGTCCGCTAGAGGAAACGTGTATGCGTAAGACACCGGGACGGGAAAACTACCAGACAGTGTTCACACCGACACCAAGCAAGGACTGCCCCTACTACATCCATAAGGAGGAAGACGAAGATGAGTGAAGATAAACTATGTGTGTCTTGTCGTGAGCCTTTGGATCACCCAAGCGGAGACGGATGTGCCAACATGACCAAACACAAGAGCAATGAACCCTTCTACATTGGCGTAGAGGAAACCACAGAACATGAAGACGGCAGTGCTACATACACCTTCACGATGGACGACAAGGCTGCTGACTCTATGACTAAGCTAGGCCTAGAGTTCTGCATCCACTGTGCAGCCTACCAACTGGACCTACAGTATGTCCTAGACAACCTCACTATTATCTCTGAACACCAAAAGAAGGAACATAAGAATGCCTAAAAAGAAAGAGCCAGTAAACCCAAACCGTAAGCCTTTGAAGTGGGTTATCAAATGTAAATGTTACGGGATAGGTAAGTTTGATCTTGTTTTTGACAACGAGGCAGACTTCGAATCAAACCTAGATGAACGATTTCATAGAATGCAACAGTGCTACAGGACAGAGGTGTACTATGATGATGAGTCGGTTGAAAAGGTAAGCTACCCTTGCTATGGTTAGTAACACAAAGACAGTCTTGACACATCACTCGCTTCCATGGTCTACTGCTAAACCTGTTGTCGTTAAGGTGACACTGCCAAGGGAGCCTTGGGCTAAAGAACCAAAGGAGGACGAAGCATGACGTTCATACAGTGGTGGGAAAGAAAGGGTTGGTGGTTCGCCCGTAAGTATAACCTCAGCGAAGAGACGATGAAGGAGATTTGGGATGAAGTTCGTAGCCATGGATTGTGAAACAGATGGGCTTGATCCTACGCGCATCTGGGTGATCTGCTCCAAGGACTTGGACACTGGTGAGACGATCCAGTTCCTTAACCCCTCGCATGTCGTCGAAGAGAAGGAGAGGTTCCTTGCTTATTGCAACACTGTTGACAAGTTTGTCTTCCATAATGGTTTGGGTTTTGACGTACCTGTTCTTCATCGCCTTATTGGCAGTGATTGCATTCCTGTTGATAGCGTCGTTGATACTCTTATTGTATCTCGAATGATCGACTATGAGATCAAGGATGGGCACAGCCTCAAAGCTTGGGGTATCCGCCTCGGTCTCTTCAAGGGTGAGCATAAGGATTGGAGTAAGTTGTCACAGGAAATGATTGACTACTGCCACCAAGACGTAGCGGTTACTCAAGCACTCTTCGAAAGGTTCCGTAAGGTGATCTTCGATAAGGCATGGGCTGATGCACTACGTTGTGAGCATGACATTCAAATCCTGTGTGAAGAAATGACTGCTAACGGTTTCAAGTTTGACAAGGCTAAGGCTGAGGAGTACTTGAAGGAGGTAGAGGATCGTATGGCAGAGCTTGAGGCAGGGTTCCAGAGGGACTTCCCACCTAAGCTTGAAGAGGTTAATCGCCTCAAGTATCGCGTCAAGGAAGATGGGACACTCTTCTCTACTGTCGTTAAGGCGAAAGAGAAATACCCTGTTACTGACGTGTACGGTGACGAGTTGATCTGCTTTGATTGGGTGTCGTTTGATCCGGCATCACCTAAGCAGAGGATCGACAGACTATGGGACGCAGGGTGGACCCCTGTAGACAAGACAAAAGGACACATCCAGTATGAGCGTGAGCAGCGTGACAAAGCAAGACAATCTTGGCGAGGGAAAAGACGCTGAGCGTGGCGAGAAGTTCAAGCGTTACGGATGGATGTGTAACGAACTGAACCTGTCTACGCTCCCTGAGGATGCACCTGATGGCGCTAGGAACATCGCTGAGTGGCTCACCCTAGAGGGTCGTCGTTCATCCCTCGTAGAGTGGCTGGGTCACGTTAAAGACGATGGTCGTATCCACGGTAGGTTCACCCACATTGGGGCTTGGACTGGACGTATGGCCCATAGTGCACCTAACCAAGCGAATATCCCTGCCGCCTTCCATGACAAGGTTAAGTCTGCTGTCGATGCTGTTAAGGAGAAATACGACGGAAAGATGCGGGCACTGTGGAAGGTAGAGGATGGCAACTGGCTCGTAGGCACCGACGCAGAAGGTATCCAGCTACGCATCCTCGCCCACCTGATGAAGTCTGAGGAATACATTCACGCTATCGTCAGTGGCAAGAAAGAAGATGAGACGGATATCCACAACGTGAACAAGAGAGCCTTGGGTATGTCACACGTTACCCGTGATATGGCCAAGACCTTCATCTACGCCTTCCTCCTTGGGGCAGGTAACGACAAGGTTGCAGAGATTCTCAAGGTCAGCAGCAAGGAAGCTGGGCAGGCCGTAGAGAATTTCATGGAGAGTATCCAAGGGCTATCCCGCCTCAAGA